CGGTGAAAACGGTTGACAATTTAGAGGGTTTTGTGCTTTCAAATATTCCCGAAGCGGATAAGAAAACCTACTTGCGGCATGAAGCCCGTTTGGCTAAAATCGCCTCCATCAGGTATCTGCAGATCACCCTGGAACCTGTTTTGGTGTTGCCGAAGAAAAACGGAAAAGCAGGTCAAGATAAAAAAGAATTTGTCGATATGATAATTAAACTGCTGGATGGTGATCCAGACCATACTCAATGCGGAAATACCAAGGCGTATGATAATGTGATGCCCGCGGGCATCATGAATTGCTCTGAACTAAAATAAAGTGAAGCAGGCGGTTTTGATCTCAGACCGCGACAATAGAGAGAAAATTTATGAAAATCAGGACGATGTTTTTCGTGGCGGTTGTGGAGGGGTGTGATAACTAAGTATTGAAAATTGCGATAACTGACTTCCGGGATGCTTTACGATGATTTAACAGGTAGTAAAATTTCGTGCCGAATCAAATGATTTTTGATTACCAGAAATTGGTCGAGACGGCATGAAATTGGCTCGGATAGACTATTCTTTTAAAGTGTCCGCATTCTTCGATGATACGCTATGGGTAATGATTATGATCATGATAATTTGAATTACGTTCATGGATACGGAGGAAAGCATTATTTTGAGCCATAAGAAACCAGAGATTGAAGCAATTGAAAGGAGATGCGTTATAAACAAACTGACTGTAGTGAAAAAATAGAAGAATAAGAAGTTGTTCAAGTGACCTCCTTTCTTATACGCCCGAAAGAAATAGCTATCCTTTAATCCAGACACTATGACGATAATAGTTGACAGAAACCCGATCATGGCAATGCAGAAGGTAGAAACTATATTAGCCACTGTGCGGACTTCTGAAAAGAGCTTAAGGCCACTACCTAGATATGGAAGAAGAAAAAATATTACTGTTCCAAATATCCAGGTCATTAAAATGATCAATGATCGGAATATTATCGTGCCTATAAGTTTGTTCTGCACTAAATCTCGCCACTTCATCAGATAACTCCGTATTTCTGTTGACACTGTTGAATATCGAGTTGCATATTTCCCCCTCATTCTTACCCCTAACACTATCATGTATGTGACCTGTACCGACAATATAAAAATCAATTAAAGAATCTTCCATAGTTTCTTTAGCCTTGACTACGAATTTCAAAAGCCCCTCGTCAGTTATCGAACTTAAGATTGCATTAACTGTGGTGGGCATTTGACCGCGAGGCTCAGGTCTTATTTGTATAGTTATCGTGTTCGCTTCACAATTTTCCACGCCAAAAAGGCCCAAGACCTGATTGTATATGGGACTGTCACTATTGACCTGGAAATAAGTCTGTCCTTTAAATCCATAATTCAACACATCTTGTCTAGAGGCAACAATGGGAAATGGCTCCGAACTAAACGCCACGTTGTTTATTCCTAAGCGTTTCAAAAGTGAATTAACAAAATTCGTCCAGTACGAATTCTTCGGACCAAAGAATGTGCTAGCAATACCATAATAATTTGACGATACGAAAATGTAGGAAGCAAATCCTAATCGTTCATTTTCGCTCAATTTCCCATAAATATCCTCGTGAGACAGGGTGTTCGAGCTTATTGTTTTAATGATTTCATCATCCTTGGTGATAACAAAGAGAAATATATTCGAATTACGAACTCTGAACAAGAAAAGGTTGTCTCCAGCGGGAGCAAAAAAAGAATTTCTAACATCGGCCGAAGTGATCGACGTGAAATTTTGTAACATATTTAGAATGCTATTTTGGTAACGGTTTCCTTGATATTCTAGAAAATATTTATAGTAAGTTAATTTCATTTGCGTCTCCTGTTTTTTGATATTTATGTTGACTCATAGGTTGATGATCGCGACTTTCATTACTTTAAGCCCGTGCCATAAGGAGCCTCCATGAGTGATTTGATATAATGCCATCTTGGTTTCAATACGGGCTGTCTTTGATGCTGCCGTGCTCGTGGGCATAGGCGTTTTCTAACGCCTGCTTGAGTTTGGTCATGTCTGGTAATTTATGAGCTTCCTTATTAATGGTGCTAGTTATTCCGTAGGCCCTAACAATCTTGTCGTTTAATGCCCAAATCTGTTTACGGATACTTTCCATCATTTGATAAACTTCGATGTGTTCCTCTTTTGAAAAGCCTTTGTATTGTTTTCCCATGATTCAATCTCCTTTTTTCAATTTAAATTATTTGATCAACTCATGCACTAAAAGCGGACTACCGCCGAGATCCTGAAGGGCTTTTGTAAGAATTTCTGCGAGCACCTTGCCACCTTTGGGACATACACCATTCGCCCAATATTCATCAGTTATTGAATAACCACAGGAATCTCTCTTTTCAATCATCTTGATTGATCCCGGAACTTGCTCATATGATTTGCGATACCCCCAATTGGGGTCTTTCTCTGGCATTACAGTTTCGGGGAGATGTTTCAATACGGCGGCAGAGAGATTTGTCATGAGGTGCGGACAGAAACGATAGCGGAATAAATTCGTGGCGAGCTCGTGCTGAATTCTCTCTTTATCAAATCGCCATTGAATTTTTCCACCAAAGATTCCTGTCTTTTCCCAGTTGCCGTAGCGAAACCATTGTGCCCATTCACTCCATTCCATATTGGACTGTCTGCATCCCCACGGGTTTAAACGATTTTCGTCGTTGCCAAAGCAATATTCAATGGGCCGATATGCTGTGGCCCGACGTTCAGCGCACCAAACAAAGCCAAATACCTCATCCCACAAGACATCTTTTCCCTCAATGTAAACGCGGCGGTTTCGAAGGCCACTAAGGGCTAAGCAGAGAGGAATAGCGTCCGTCATGTTTCCGGATTTATATACAGCTAGATACCAAAACTTTTTCTCTCTCTGGCAACTTTGGAAATCATCAGCGGCTTTGGCTATTTCCAATGCTTTAGGAAAGGATGCTGCGGTAGATTCCGCAAACTCGATTGCTATTCCGGACCCGGGGATATTCAAGTCTTTTTGTCCCTCATCTTCTATCAGGTCAAGACTCTTACCGCATTTTGAACAAAAAAGAGATTCTGCGTCGGATTCAGCACCACAAGACGAGCACAGTTTTCCTCGCGTTTTTAGCGAGAACATCACTTCCTGCCGGATTTTTTCTAACTGGTCCTGGTATATACCGGCAGCGTGAGAAAACTCATTTACATAAGATGTTTCAATTTCATCCAGATCGTTATCAGTATAGGCAACTTTGAGTATGAGTTCCAAGTTTCTTACTTGATTGACAAACGAACCAACTGGAGTCATTTGGTGATTGCCTGATTTAACGAGCTTGATTGCGGCATTAAGATCGTTTTTTTTGAGTTTAAGCTCAGTCCGAACTGATTCCAATTGTGAAAGTTCGGATGAAGACAGTTTTCCGTTGGAATGGGCAACAAGAACAATATTAGCCAAAAAAAGTACAGGATCTGTTTCCATAACGCTACCTCCGGAAAATTTGTGATTTGTAAATTTTTAAAATTGAAAATGATAATTGCTGATGAATCAGGAAATGAAGATCGGTAATTTTTTCATGATGGCCCCCGGTGTAGATGAATGATTTTTTGATGATCTTTTTTGTTGCTCCCGGCCTGGGCCGGGCTCTTGTTACGTCGCCTTTCCTTACTGCTGTATGGTCCCGGAAACGAAATGAAGACGATGTTGTTCACTCGTTTCCGGACGTATTGGTGAGACAATCTCCGCTTCCATCCGGGTTCTCATAGGTTGCTTTCAGTCGGTTGACTTCCTTGCGCAGTTCACGGTTTTCATTCTGGAGCGTTGTAATGATGGTCCGCATCTCAGCCATTTCCGCCTGCATTTTCTGTTCAAAATCACGACTGCGGGTTTCGATATCGGCCTGACCCTTTTCGACAGTAGCAATGCGCGCTTCCGCAGAAACGGCGCGGTCGAAATGCTGGATGTTCAGGTACAGGGCCGTGGCATAAGAGGTCCCCGATTCCAGGACGCGGGCGCACATGGTCAGGGCTTCGGACACACGGAATTCGGATTGATAAGTGCCTTGGATAACCGGGGCGCTTTGGTCTGTAGCATCTTCCAGTGTTTTGGTGTTCGTGTCGGCGGCTTCTAAAGGAGGCGAATAACCTTCTTCATAGAGTTCAAACTTTTGAGGCGTGCATAGAAAGGGCGGTTCACCCGTCCCTAGATACATATCCCCATCTCCGGTAAATATCCATTCTGTTCGGTAACCGAATTTATATTCGATGGTATATACAATCGGCAAGGATGGTTTTGTTTTTCCTGATTCTAGTTCTGATAGAAATGATGGTGAAATCCCAATAGCTTTAGCAAACTTAAACTGTGTTAAGTTTTTCATGCCTCTTATGGAAGCAATTCTACTGCCGATTGAAAGGTACTTATTCATAAGTTCGCATACCGATATTTTATATTGACAAACTTCGGTAATCGAAGTATGTCATGCCCATGAACGAAATAACAATAACACCCACAGGCAAAAAAAGAGACCGTTACGTGAGCGGATTGCTCATCATGCACGGTATCAACCAAACAGAGCTGGCTAAAAAGATCGGCGTCTCACAGCCCTTTCTATCCCTGATCATCACCGGGCGCCGCGTCGGCGCCAAGGAAAAGGGGAAACGGGTACGCCGCATCATTGCCGAATCCCTGGGTATGGACGAAAAGGAACTCTGGCCGGACAAGGCCGCGTAACGTCCGTCAAATTTGTTTTGACTATATCAAAAATTGAGAGGGTTGCAATGTCAAAAACAAAGAAATCTATTGACGAAAAACAGCTTAGCATCTTCTCGCTCCTCGAACCGGAAACCCCGCCCCAGCCCGGCAGCATGGACATCAGCATGAAGCTCCGCCACGCCGTCTCCGACGCCATCAGAAACTCCGGTAAGGACCGCATCGACATCTGTGCCGAGATCTACAAATTGAGCGGGAGAGAGGTTCCGAAAAGCACCCTGGACGGCTGGTCGGCGGAAAGCCGGGACCTGTCAAACGACGGCATCGATTTTAACGGGAACAAGCGCTGGGGTCTTTCCGGCGACATCCTGCCTGCTTTCTGCGCGGCGACGGGGGACTGGAACCCGCTTTTCATCCTGGTCGAAGCCTGCCAGTACAAGGCCCTCAAGGGCAAAGACGTCGTCCGGGCACGGATCGGGCTGCTCAAGGAAGAAATCACGAAGAAGTCACAGGAGTTGAAGGGCCTGGAAAAGGCCCTGGTGGAATCTAACTAATAGTGGAGGCGATGATGCTCAAGGAGAATCGTTATCGAATAGAAGCCGTGCACCAGGCGGGGCAGATACTCCGCGCCGTGGCGGAGAACAAGGGCGCTATCGGATCATCCGATATTGCCAAAAATCTCGGAATCACGGTGAACACGGCCTTCCGGATGTGCGTCACCCTGGAGGAACTGGGATTTTTGAAGCAGGTCGGCGACAAATACGACCTGGGCATGGGGCTGGCCCTCTTCTGGGCGAGGAAAAAGGCGATGCTGGAGGGAGAACGCGCCGGTATCGACCGGGACCTTGAATTGTTGGGATAGGAGGAAGAGATGGAGACGAACTTGTTTGCCAGCAAAGAATTGCTGGAAGTGGCCATTGATGTGACGGTTGCCGCCTGTAGGAGATTCGGCGCAGATCAGGCAGAAACTGTGATCAGTACATGCACCGACATCCTGCGCGCCGGACATTCCACGGAAGAACTTGTCACCTCAGTTTTTTTTGAAACGGGTAACAAGGTGAAGATGACAGAAGAAGATATTCAGTTTGTCAAAGATTTGATGGCTGCGGCACGGGAACTGGACCGAGGCATCGGTGCCCTGAAATTGCTTGTTCAGCGAGAGAAGAAAAATGGAGGTGTCATAGATGTCGGATAAATCAATTCCGGAAGTGGAAGCGTCAAAGCAGATTTATGAAATTGCGCGCCGCGAGGCGGATTCGGAGATGGCGCAATTGCGTGCCGAATCGGAGGTAAACCAGGAGGCAAACTTTTGTCTGGGGGTGATCAAAGCCAACAAGGCGCACCGGGACTACGGCCTATTTCTTGATGCTGTTACCCTGTACCGGATGAAGAAGACGAAAGAATATAAGAAAGTCGGCATTACCTGGGATGCGTTCTGTAAAACGGCGGGTTATGAAAGGCGGGACGCTGATCGGATAGCCAATGATATCACTCCCGTCTTTGAGTCATTTTCGGCAAATCTGCCGGTTTTGTCAGGGGTGACATTGAGTGATATCAGATGGTTAGGGAAAAACAAAACGGACAATTTGTCCGGTTTTTCGGAAGACGGCAAGATGCTGATCATCGGAGAAGAGCAAATTCCCGCCACGCCGGAAGACATTACGGCCTATATCAAACAGGAAAAAGAATCCCACAAAAAGCAAATTGAGGAAAAGGACGCCACGCTGGCCGCGAAAGACCGGCTTCTGAAGGCCAAGGAAGAACTGGTCAACAAGATGGAGCGGGAACTGAAGCGCCTGGAGAAGAGCGTACCGAAGTCCGAACTCACGGAAGAGGAACAGGACGCCGTGAACCTGCTGGCCCAGGTCCAGTCCGACTTCATTGTCGGGCTGTCCGACATCAAAAAGAAGATCGATCCCAAGACTGCGCCGAAGATCGCCCTTCGCCAGTTTTATTACCTGCTGATCTTCTTTGCCAAGATAGCAATGGAAGAGCGCCTCGAACTGCAAACCTATTACGAGGGCGCGGAAGAAGTCCCATGGGAGATTGCTGATTTTGAACTACCGCCCACGGATGTCCTTATCGACAACATGCCCATGACCGCCGGGCGAGGCATGGGGGCGAAGGTCAAGGCGAAGCTTGAGGAGCGGCAGGCAAGGAAGGGATGACAATCATGGCGGTGACGGAGTCAATACTGGATCATGTGGAGGCAAGCCTGCGGGGGCTTACTGTTTCTGAGGCTTCGCAGAAAATGAAGGACCTGGCCGGTCATTACGGCGTGCCCGTGGCCACCGTCAACCGGTGGGCGAAAAAGAGGAATCTCCGGTGGCGAAAGGTGAAGTCAAACAAGGGAACTTCCGCCGTGTCGAGGGAGACGCTGAAAGAAGCATCCGCCATGCTCCTGGCCACGCGCCGCACCTCGAATCAGATCGCGCTCCCCGCCTGCGACGCCAAGGAAATTTTAGAAGACTCCGGCATCGACACCAAGGTCTCCACAAGCTGGTTTCTCTCCCGCATGCGGCAGGAACAGATCTCCGCGAAGGACCTGCTCCGGCCGTCACCCCATCAAACCCTCCTGTCCGATCATCCGAACCACGTCTGGCAGTTTGATGTAACCAACTGCCTCCAGTATTTCCTGGACGAGCGGAAGGGCCTGGGCGAGCGGGACACGGAAATGACGATGTACAAGAACAAGGTGGTCAAGACGGCCAAAGCCATCAAAAAGGAACTGCTCCGCTATGCGGTCGTGGACCACTGCAGCGGGGCCTTTTTCTTCAAGTATTTCTACGCCTCGGGCGAGAAGGCGTCCGACGGATCGGCCTTTCTGTTTGAGGCCATGCGGCCCAAGGACGAAATGATCAAGCGGACCTGGAACGGCTCGTCGGGCACGAAGCTCGGAAAGTACCGTTTTCACGGGGTGCCCTTCATCCTCATCGCGGACCGGGGCTCCATCATGACGGCCAAGGCCAACCAGGCCCTGTTCGACGCCCTGCGAATCGACTTCCAACTGCACCTGCCGGGGAACCCGCGGGCAAAGGGGGCCATTGAGGGCCTGATGCATTACCTCAACCGCTTCGAAGGCCGCCTGAAATTCCAGCGCCCCGCCGATCTGGACGAACTGAACCGCTGGGCGCTCGACTGGTGCATCTATGCGAACGCCGCCCTGAAGATGCGGAACATCGCGCCCCGGTCCGTCCTGTGGTCCTATATTACCCAGGACCAACTGCGTCTTTGCCCGGAAGCGGAGCTTTTCCATCTCCTGATCCGGGAACCGACCATCCGGCGAAAGGCCAACGGCGCCCGGATCATCAGCGTGGACAATCTCGAATATCAGATCAAGGATTCCCAGGCGTCCGGTCAGTGGGTGGACGTGGTCCGCCATCCCTATGAATATCCCGCCGTCGAGGTGCACTTCAACGGCAAGGTCTGGTTATGTCAGCCCATCGAAAAGGATCGCTACGGACGCCTGACAAACGGTGTGTCCATCGGGACATACAAGGCCATCAAGCAGACGGAAACGCAGAAGGCCAAGACGGAAATGGAAAAGAAAGCGGAAGCGTGGGGCCTTTCCTGGAAGGGCACGGGGGACAAGCGACGCGCCGAAGCGCCGCCGGTGGGGTTCGTATCGCCGCTACAGGTCATGGGGCACCAGGCCGACAAGGTCGGCAACCTGGAATTCATCGACAAGCGCGGGACGCCCCTGGAGATCAAGGAGCCGGAACTGCCCGCAAATGAGACGATGAGGATGGACGCGGCCACAGTATCGCGGGGGATTGTCTCGCGACGCATTTCACTTATCGAATTGCTTAAGCAAGTCAGGACTGAAATCGGCGTCATTTCACCGCCTCTGAACGGCGAATTGCGGGAACGTTACGCCGAAGGCATCGAAATCGCGGAAGTGGACAGCGTGATCAGGGCAATCGCGGACGGTACATGGCCGATGGGGGAACACCGGGCCATGGAATCGACCGGTTAAATAAAACGAGGAGGTGTGCTGTGGGAAGGGCAAAGGTGAGGGAACAAACGCCGTATCAAATGGCCTTTGAACCGATCATGCTGAAGCAGTTGGCGCTGGATTGCGGCATCAGCCAGGGCAAAATCGCCATGGAGACGGGGTTGTCAAGGCCGACAATCAACCTGATGCTGAATCGCGGGTACATGCCCATCGAGCATCCAGAAGTCAAAGGAATTGTCGAGGGGATGCTTCAGCAGAACCGGCGGGCCATGCAATGGTTGATAGAACGGCAGATGAAGATCGAGGATGTCTGGACACCGTCGGGAAAAGACATGCGCAATGCAACTCCATCCGGAACCGGCCAGAAGATTGCGGCGGCGCTGAAACAGCCCGCCATGGTGCCGGGCAACCCGGAACAACTTATTGTGAAATGGGAGGTGGAAATGATCAGTCAGGAGGCAATGAAGCATTTTAAGATTTTCAGAAATCCGTTTATCGACGATATCCAAAAGGATTCCGACATTTTCATGAGCGAAGAGCACCGCTACATCGAGGCGGCCATGATCGACGCGGCGCGCCACGGCGGATTCCTGGCCGTGATCGGCGAGGTTGGATCCGGTAAAAGCGTCATGCGGCGGAAGGTCGTGGAGCAGTTGAAGAAAGACGGCGACGTGATCGTCATCTTTCCGCAGATGATCGACAAAACGCGGGTCAACGCGGCCAGCATCTGCGACGCGATCGTCATGGACCTGTCGGAGCAGCGGCCCCGTATGAAGCTGGAGGATAAGACCCGGCAAGTCCACAAGCTGCTCCTGGAGCGGGCAAAACAGGGATTCCGATCCGTTCTCATCGTCGAGGAGGCCCACGACCTGCATACGAACACGTTGAAGTACCTGAAGCGGTTTTATGAGTTGGAAGATGGCTATCGAAAACTGCTGGGCATCATCCTCGTCGGCCAGGTGGAACTCAAGAACCTCTTCAACGAGACCACCCACATCGAAATGCGGGAAGTCATCCGGCGGATCCAGACGGCGGAGATCAAGGGTTTGAATGGCAATACCCGCGATTACCTGGCCCTGAAGTTCAAACGGATCGGCGCCAAGGTGGACGACATATTTGACGACGGCGCATTCCAGGCGCTTGCACACCGCCTGACGACGAAAGACCGCCGAAACCAGACGATTTCCCACGCCTACCCGCTCATCGTGAACAACTATGCGGCACGGGCCATGAACATGGCCTACGAGATGGGTGAATCCAAGGTGACGGAAAGCGTGGTGATGGCCATTTAGCCTGTGAGGAGCCGACCATGATCAAAAAATTTATCACATACATCGAACAGGAGCCCTGGGACGAAACGATGCTCCGGCAGGAACGCATCCTGAACCGGTGCTGCTGGGCGGCCATTGTCATGGCCGTGCTCTATTTCGGCCCGGTCTGCCTGCGGTTATTGTGGGAATAGGAGAAGAAATGAAACAGGAACGCCGATGGGCGAAGAAAAAAGAGGCGCCATGTCGAACGGACGATGCCCGCCAGCTCAATCTCCTGGCCGAGACAAAAACGGGCGGCAAGCAAAACGCAGGCTGGCTTTGGTGCCAGGCCCGCGGATATCAGATCGACACGGCGGTATGCATTGTACAGCAAACCCGCGAGCCCCGCAAGTGCGCCGGGTGCCCGCAATTCAGGAGGTGAAAGATGACGACACTGGGCGATATTGAGAGACTGACAAAGGCGTTTGCCGACGGCCGTGAACAACTGGCACAGCGGGTTAAGTCGCTGGAAAACGAGATCACCGCGATCAAGCGCCGCCGCCTGCAGGGGATCAAGAGCATGGTGAACCTGGTTCTGGAAAAACAAGCTGATCTGAAAGCGGCCCTGGAGGACAGCCGGGGCCTGTTCACAAAGCCCCGGACCATGATCTTCCACGGCGTCAAGATCGGCTTCCAGAAGGCCAAGGGGAAAATCTCCTGGGCGGACGACGACCAGGTGATCAAACTGATCAAAAAGCACCTGCCCGATCAGGCGGACATTCTCATCAAGACGACGGAGAAGCCCGTCAAGGAGGCCCTGCAGCAGCTTTCCGCCTCGGACCTGAAAAAGATCGGCGTCACCGTCGAGGAAACCGGGGACCAGGTCGTGATCAAGAGCACGGACAGCGAAATCGACAAGTTTGTGGACACGCTGCTCAAAGAGGACGATCCGGAGAAAGAAGAGGCGGCGTAAGGATGACCTATACATACTAATGGCGCAATAATTCAAAGCGGGTAGAAATGTACGGCCGTGAGTGCGTGGTTATCCTTAGAGGCCGGGGCAATAGTGCGCTGATCGAGTTTTTGGACAACAAACAAAGTGAAATCGTATCCAGAAACGCTCTACGAAAGAGAAACCAGAGAAGAGAGGACTCTAAATGATGGGAACGGGACGACTCAAGAAAAAAGATGAATTACACTATCGCAAAGGCTCAACCGGGACACACTACAACTGTGAATGCTGTAAGCACTTTGTGGAGAACTTCCAAGTACATAGTATCGGCGGGAGAGAACTGGACATTGAGGTACGCTGTCTTATCATGGGGCTGGAAAACTCCAGGCGATACCGTATCCGGAAAGATTATCGCTGTGACGCCCAGGAACTAGATCGATCAAAATGTCCGTGGCTTAAGGAGGACGCCTGATGCGTCTGGTCTGTCCATCATGCGGGGCCGTGGCCAGTGCGGAAGCCTGGCAGAACGATTCGGCCATCCGCTACACCTTCGAGACTCTGGTCAAGCTGCCCTCCCCGGTGCTGAACCAGAGCCTCTCTTATCTGGGGCTCTTCCGCCAGGGGACGAAGGCCCTCCCCTGGCGGCGCGCCCTGACCATCGCCCGGAGCCTGAAAGACCTGGTTGAGACGGGAACGGTCCACTGGCAGGGCGGGGAAACGCGGCCCTGTAATGCGGAGATCTGGGGCAAGGCGATCGAGGCGACCCTCTCCAGCGGGCCGAAGGGGCTCAAGAATCACAATTACCTGCGGCATGTGGCCTGGGAACTGGCGGCGGAGCTGGCCGCCAAAATGGAAGCGGACCGGGAGTCCGCCCGGCAGCGCCGGACCAGGGAACTTGATGAAGAACCGCCGCCCTTGTCAGACGAGACGAAAAAGGCGATTGACGATCTGCACAAGAAGTGGGGGATGAAATGAGAACCGGCGTCCCGATAGAGCGCCCCATCCGGATGATCGAGCCGATCCAGATCAAGATGATCCACACGGCCATCGCCAAACTGGGTCTGTCCGACGACGATTACCGGACCATCCTCCTGGGGCATTACCAAAAAGCTTCATGTACGGCATTGACCTATACGGAAGCCCACAACCTGCTCGAATATTTCAAGACCCTGGGGTTTACGATTAAGCGCCGCACAAAAGAACGCGGCTACTCCCGCCGCGTGCGCCATCTGCATCTGAAGGACAAGGTCGTCTTCCTGCCGACAATCCAGCAGATGAACCTGATCGAGGTCCTGGTTAAAAAGGTGGACTGGTGCTACGCAGACGGCTATGAGCGCTGGCGGCGCAAATACATGAAGATCGACCGGATCACGACCACGGAAGAGGCGAGCACGGTCATCGAAGGCTTGAAGGGCCTGATCGTACACCAAAAAGGAGAGCACGCCCTGTGAAAGACGATTGGTTGTCCGAAATCGCGGAGAAGATCACCATCGATTGCCTGCCGGAGAATTACCAGGAGATTGCCCGGATCGCGGGAAAAGAAGCGGCGTTGAAGCTTTCGCAGTATCTCGGTGGCACCCGCTTCTATTATCCGAAACTCGACAGCCTGCTCCGCAAGGAGCGTGACGAGCAAATACGCCAGGAATTCAACGGCGCAAACCACCGCGAACTGGCCCGCAAATACGACCTAACGGAAACACGCATCCGCGATATCGTCCAGCGTAAGCCCGTACCGCAACAGATCGAACTCTTTTAGTTTTTTCATCCCCCTCCCGTAAATTTCTCAAGCGCTTTGGTAGTCTGCCCAATCACAATCCCTTATAGTCCCGCCTGAAGCAGTAACCTCCCGAAATACCCTGACGGGCCGCGGCGCCTCCATCCGCCACGGCCCGAACGGGCGATTGACAAGAGAACAGAGGGACCACCAATGGACGCATTCGATTACGCTTTAAACAAGACGCTGGGCCTGGAGGACGGTTACGCCGATGTACCGGGGGACCGGGGCGGCCGGACCAAGTACGGAATCACCGAAAAGACCTTTCATACTGCTCTGGAGCGGGGCATCATCAGCGGCGTCGCGGACATTCGGGATCTGACCATCGACCAGGCCAAGGTGATCTACAAGGTTCTTTACTGGCTCCCGCTGCGTCTGCAGGACGTCAAAGACATCGCCCTCGCCGCCGAGATCTTCGACACTGCCGTCAATTCGGGTACAAATAAAGCCGCACTCATCGCCCAGATTGCCCTGGATTACCTCGGGGAAACCCTCGATATCGACGGCAACCTCGGACCCGCCACCCTCGAACTGATCAACAAATGGTGCCGTAAGGATCCCCGGGCGCTCATGGTTTCTTTGAACGGGATCCAGTTTATCCATTTCTGCGCGATTGTCGACACCGGCCTCATCGATAACATACAGGCCCGCGTCCGGTCCACCCCGGACCAGCAACAGTTTGCCCGGGGTTGGACCAAACGGATACAGGAATATCGAGGAGCGGGAACCATATCCGCTTAGCATGATTTTCAATGCTGCCGGGGCGTACCGGAATGAAAAATAGAGGGGCCGGGGAATTATCCCCGGCTCCAACCCAAGGATGGACGGAAATGCTGAATCTGAAACCGGGCGACCTCTGTGTCGTCAAAACGAATTCGGCGATCGCCGGAACGATCAACGCCGCCCAGCGTTTTCTATCCCGCGACGGCAAGGCCGAGTTCAACCACGCCCTGATCATCATTGATAAAAAAGGCAATACCTTCGAGTCGCTCCTAAAGATCGATCACTACCATCTGTCGCGCTACGTCGGCTGCCCGGTCCGGATCCTGCGGCACATCAGCATGACAAAAGGCTGTTTTCAGGCGGGACTCTCGGCTGTGGAAAAATATGACGGCAAACTCTACCCCTGGTGGCGGCTGCCCATGCATTTCCTTCGGATCGCCCAGTATATCCACTGGAGCTATCCAGTCTGCTCCGAACTGGTGGGGGTGTTTCTCAACAAGGCGGGGCTTTTTTCATCGACCGGCTGGGGCTGGAGCCCCGACGACCTGGCGGACCTGTGGCGCGAATCCCGCTACTATCAAACCGTATTTGACGGCATTCTGACACAAGACGAGGTGACAAAATGAGAAAGACCATACTGAGGCTGCTGGCTTTGGTCGTTATTTTAATCTGTACGACGGGCGCTTATGCGGCGGATCAGACGTCAGCGACCGATCAATGGACCAAACAAGACACCATCAAAGAGGCCACCTTCATCGGCCTGCTCTGCCTGGAAAAGGCGCAGCGTAACTATGTCGCCGACCACGGCGGCATGTATGTGCCGAATCCGTTTCTGGGGCCTAATCGTAAAGAAAGCGACGTCGATAAATTTCTGATCGCATCGGCGATTCTCCACCCGGTCATCAGCTATCTTTTACCACGACAGTATCGTGACTGGTGGCAGTACGGCACCCTGATCATCGAGGGCACATCCATCGCCAGCAACATGTCCTTTGGTGTGGGGTTTAATTTCTGATGGATGAGATCGACCAGGCACAGGAACACGAAGAATTATTCCGGCGTAATGCCCTGACCCGGCATTTCGGCCGGTCTCTGGATAAACCCGTTGAAGGAAGGACCTGTACTCCCGGCTTGCAACCGTGCACGGTGCAGGACCGGGATTCAGGTCCGCGTTTATGCTCTGACTGTGGTTATGAGATCGGCACGGACCGCCTGGAGGCCAATCCCCACGCGATCCGCTGTCTGGATTGCCAGGAAAAATACGAGCGAAAGCTCCGGGCGGAGGGTAAGGCATGAGCTGGGCGGAGGTCTTGAAGTCACTGTGTTTCTGGGGGCCGGGCGCGTTGATCGCGGGCGTGCTGATTTTTGCGGTTTATCGCCTGGCGGATAAGTTCATCGACAAGGGGATCTCCGGCGTCATGGACCTCGGGTGCCAATTCATTGCCGCCCAGCAGGCGCAGGCGGCATCCCTGGCCAAGATGGCCCAGGGAACGGAAGGGCTGAGGGACTGCATCAACAACTTTGTCAACCGGGATAACCAGGAGCACAGGGAGATCATCATCCTGCTCAAGTACACACGGGACCAGCTCAACGGCATGACGGAAAGCGTGGATGCCATCGCGGACGACATCAAAGAACTCAAGGAGCATAAGACATGACGGCAGAGGCGAGAACCGAACGATACCGGCGCGTCCGGGGCGCCATACTGAAAATGCTGGCCAATGAGCACCCCGGCCCCATCGACTTCGTTGTGCTTTTCAAGCTCATGGACGATCTGCGTTACACCATGACCCACGAGGAGCTGGAAAGCCACCTCGTCTATCTGGAGGAAAAGGGTTGTGTCCGCCGGGAAACACGTAAAACGACCGGTGTCGAAATCAAGCTGGCAACCATTACGCCCAAGGGATTGGACGTCCTCGACGGTTTTGTCGATGAATGCGGCGTGGATACGGGGTTCTAATGGCGGGCAAAAGCTACATAGCCGAAACACGTGAACTGGCTTTCCGCACCTGGCGCGAATGCGGCCAGAACGTCGAACTGACCATCAAGGCGATGAAGGACCGCCACGACATCCCGATCACGAAGCCGACCCTCTACGCCTGGATGGAGAAGTTCAACTGGAGAGAACGGGCCGCCCGGGCGGAGACGGAAGAACAACGTGTCAACGACGCCGTCGTGAGCGACGAAGCAAAGATCCTGGCCGACCTGGAGAAGCAGAAGGCCAAGTACGAACGGTTTTTTGAAACCCTGGGCGAGGGGGCCGTCGATAACCAGGCAACCTATGCCTACACGAACCTGGTCAAAACGATTTCGGATATCAAGATCCGCTGCCGGGGACCGGAGGTCAAGGTAGATAGACCCACCCTGTTTATGGAAGCGCTGGAATTCGTTGCCGGGTTTCTGAAGGAAAGGGATCCCGAGGGCCTGAAAGTCCTGGCCCGTAATTTCGACGGCATCGTCGATGCGTTCAAGGTGAAGCATGCGCAAACGGCCTGAAATTACCGAAAACCGTTTTGACCTGTGGGCGGAGCAGCTCAAGGGCTGGATCGAGGAATCCGTCTCGCCGTTTGAGGACGACACGCCGGAGAAACAGGCGGCGCGCAAAGAGCGCGGACAGCATGATCTCCTGTATTTCTGCAAGACGTATCTGCCCCACTACTTCACCGCCGAGTTCGGCGACTTCCACCAGGAGTGGGAGGAACTGACGGAACTGCGCGACGAGGTTGTTCTGGCCGCCGCCCCGCGCGAACACGCAAAATCCACATTTTTCACCTTCGCCGTGCCGATCCGGAACATCGTCTATGTCCTGCGCCGCTTTCAGATGGTCATCTCCGACACGAACGACCAAGCGACGGGTTTCACCTTGCCGATTCGACTGGAATTGGAGGAAAACCCGCGCATCAAAAACGACTTCGGCGACCTGCGGGGACGGCCCTGGAAGGCCAACGATTACACGACGGAAAACGGTGTCCGCACCCTCGCCCGCGGACGGGGCGAAAAGGTCCGTGGTTTGAAGAACCGCCAGTACCGGCCGGATTTCGCCGTCGTGGACGATTTCGAGAACGACGAGAATGTCGAAAACCCCAGGCTTGTCGAGGCGGGCATCCGCTGGTTGAAGCGGGCCGTTATCGGTTCCCTGGGTGCGGGTTATCTGTTCCTTATGGTCGGAAACCTCTTTCATCCGAAAAGCGTGTTGTCCCAGATGATCGCAGCCAAGGATGAAGACGGGACCCCCCTGTACATCAGCAGGGTATATCGGGCATGGATCGATTACGGGAAATTGGATCAGCGCCCCCTCTGGCCTGCCGCCTGGCCTGCCGATCGGCTGGAAAAGAAGCGCCGCTCCATGGGATCCGTCGATTTCAATGCAGAAATGATGAACCTGACCGGCGCGGAGAACTCACCATTTCCGGAGGCATGGTTCGTCTACTACGAGCCCAGCGAACTCAAGGACAAAAGACTGGTTACCGTGTCTTTTGTGGATCCCAGCGCCAAGAGTGGGGAAGCAAACGACTTCAAGGCAATTATAACCGTCAGCCTGGATCTCGATGCCATGATTTTCTATTGCCGCCATGCTTGGATCCGCCACGGGTCACCCGGAGAAATGTTTGCCGCCGCTTATCGGCAGCACGATGAATATCCCGGTCCCGTCGGCATTGAAGAAAATATGCTCCAGGATTTCCTCCATGATGCGATTTTTAACTACGCCAAGGAAGTCAAAAGGTATTTGCCCTGGCATCCGGTCACGCACAGCACCAACAAGGAACAGCGTATCATCGGCACGCTATCCTATCTGGTTGAGTACGGGAAGCTCCGCTTCATAAAGCATCAGAGCGACCAGGACCAGCTGGTTGAACAGCTTATCTACATCCTGAACAAGAACGTCAACGACGACGGCCCAGATGCCCTGGAGGGTGGTGTAAGTCTGCTCCAGCGAGGCGCAGGCGATACGGTTGAATACACCACCGTGTCCTCACGCAGCATGTTCAAAAAGGAAGACGACGAGGAAACACAGCAACGCGGTTTTTTCTCCAGGGGGGCCTGGTGATGGAAAAAACGACACAACGCCGCCAAAAGCCCCAGAATCGATTTTTCTGTTATCGGTGCATTCGTTACCCACATTTATCGTTGACACCGTTTATAAACATGTCAACGGGCGCCACAGGGGGGGAGTCGTCATGCTGTTAGACCAGTATGGTCGGGAAATAAAAAAGAACAGGCCGATCCTGGAGGAAGTGGCGGTGCAGACTGTTCGTGACCGTTACAGTTCGTACCCCTCCCAGGGCCTCACACCGGAGCGGCTAGCGACTATTTTCAAGGAAGCCGACCAGGGCGACGTGCTGCGCCAGGCGGAGCTGTTCGAGGAGATGGAAGAAAAGGATCTGCACCTCGGCGGCAATCTGCAGACCCGCAAGCTGGCAGTAACCGGTCTGAACTGGGAAGTATTACCCGCCTCCGATTCTGCGGAAGACAAGACCATCGCCGCCGCCGCCAGGGAAATGCTCGAATATATCGAAAACCTTGAGGACGCCCTGTTGGATACCATGGATGCAGTGGGAAAGGGTTTTACCACCCAGGAAATTCTGTGGGATCTGTCGGAGGGGCAGATATGGGCAAAAGAAATCAAGTGGGTCCATCAGCGGCGCTTTACCTTCAACGCACCCGAAGCGCTGCTGGAGTATCCCCGACTGCTGACCGATGCGGAACCCAACCGTGGCGAAGAACTGCCTCCGAATAAGTTCATCGTGCATAAGTACCGCGCCCGCTCCGGCGCCACCGTCCGTGGCGGACTGCTCAGGCCTTGTTCTTACATGTACCTGTTCAAAAACTATGACATCAAGGACTGGCTCATCTTCAACGAGCTCTTTTCGGTGCCCATGCGCGTCGGTAAATACAAATCCGGTGCAACCCCCGAAGACAAGGCGGCCCTGAAAAGGGCGGTTTTCGGCCTGGGCGTCGATGCCGCTGCGGTCATTTCGGACAATACACTGATCGAAATACTCGAGTCCAAGCTCCGGGGCGACACGGCGACATTCCAGTCACTCGCGGAGTATTGCGAGCGCGGCATGACCAAGTCCATTCTCGGTCACACCGGCAGCGCCGATGGCACACCGGGGAAGCTCGGGAACGACGACCAGGCGAAGCTCGTGCGGCAGGATCTGCTGGAGTCCGATGCCAAGGCCCTGCAGAATACGCTCAAGTTTCAAGTGCTGAAGCCCTGGACCGGATTCAATTTCGGGCCGGATAAAGGCATCCCGAAAATCAAGTTGCACTATGAGGACGCGGGCGATCTGGAAAAGACCGCCAAGGTCATCTCGGTACTGGTCAAGGACGCCAACTTTGAAGGCGTTCCGGAAGAACACATCCACGAGCGGTTTGGGATCCCGAAGGCGAAAGCAGGCGAAAAGACGCTCCGGCCGCCGTTGGCACCGCGGGAACAGGATTCGGCCAGCGGTATTCCCTTTATGCGCGGGGAAAACAAGGGCTATGTCATCGTCAAAAACACAGCGACAGGTGAGAAAGACTGGGTGCAGATCTACCTGGACCGTCTCGCCCCGTCCCTGCAGAATATCCACGCCACGGCGCTGGACGATATTGAGGTATGGCTCCTGTCGCTTCCTGCACCGCCGACCCAGGACGAGTTCATTACCCGGATTGAGGAGCTTCTCAGGGCATCCTTTGTTGCCCTGGACCGGAAGGTCATTTCCGATGCAATCGGCGACGTTTATCGTTTCTTCCGCGGAGAGGCGGGCATGATTGATCTGGCCTTCGGCGGACCGGATACGCGGGCGATTCGCTTCCTGTCGAAGCTCGATAATTTCTACGTCTCCAGCTACCTGAAAAACCCCGAGGCACGATCGCTCATCAAGACCTTTATACAGGAGCAATACCTCGAAAAGGGGACCGGGCTTTTCGGACGAGGGAAACCGGAGGACATTAAAGCTTTCCAGAACCTGTTGTCGCAGAAACTTTCGGACCTGGAAGCCTGGCAGGTCCGGCGCATTGTGGACACCTCCGTCCAGCGGACACGGAACTGGTCCAGTGTCGCCCAGTTCCATGAGGCCGGGATTGCCGAACTGGAAATCTATGAACCGACCCACGACTGCGCATTCTGCACATCCATGAACGGACGTGTGATCAGCGTTTCCGTCGCCTATGCCAAGATGGAAGCCCAGACGGCCATGACGCCGGAAGAATATGAGGCGGATCTGCGCAGCCTCACGCCGAGTATCGGGCATGAAGATGCCGTCGTCGAGGCCGGAATGCTCCCGCCCTATCACCCGCACTGCCACGGTACGGTGATCAGGAGGATCCAATGAAAGTCTTTTTCAAATTTGATCCTACACCGGAACAGATGGCGAAGCGCTTTGGTGAACACGCTCAGGGCGCCCGGCGGGCGGGTTTCATCAACGTCGTGACGATGATCGAAGCCATCGCGACAAAGAAAGCGCCTGTCAGAACGTCGAATCTGGCCAACTCGCACACGAGCGACGTGAACGCCAACGCGACTCGGGGCTTTGTCCGTTTCACCGCGCCCTATGCGAAGTACGTCCATGAAGGAACGGGATTGTATGGGCCGCACAAAACGAAAATAGTTCCCAAGGAAATCAGAAACGGCAGGGATGCACAGGGACGGTTTGTCAGCAAGGGAACAACCGGAAAAAAGGCCCTGTTTTGGCCGGGTGCCGCTCATCCCGTCCGGGCCGTGCGAGGCATGGAGGGTCAGCCCTTCCTGCGCGAGGCGGCAGAAGAAGCCGACCTGCAGCGTTTGTTTTCCGAAGGGGTTAATAACTACATGGCGACGAGAGGTAACAGAACATGAAGAATGCGGCATTGATGATTGTCTGCAAGGCGCTGGACGGCGCTCCGGTAGAGATACAGGTGATCCCCTACGGCTACCACGACACGCCGAAGGGGCCGTTCAACCTGGATGACGAGGCAGAAACCCTGGTGATCGCGGATTTCGACGCTCACAAAAACGACATGGTCATCGACTACGAACACCAGACCCTGCAGGGTGTCGAGGCCCCGGCCGCGGGCTGGATCAAGAAGCTCATCAACAAGGGGACTGAAGGCATCTGGGCAGAACTGGAGTGGACGGAGCGGGCCAGACAGTACATTGCGAACAAGGAATACAAGTATGTTTCGCCTGTATTTCTGAAGCGGATCTCCGACAACAAAGTCGTGCGGCTGATCAATGTTGCTTTGACCAATCAACCGAACATCGACGGGATGGTCCCGCTGATAAACAAGGACTCGGACTATCGTTTCGAGGATGACAAAAAGGAGGACGTCAATATGTGGAAAGAATTGTTAAAAATTATGGGGCTGGCTGAAACCGCGACGGAGCAGGACGCCATTGCGGTGGTGAACAAGCTGAAAGAGACAAAGGAGCCGACTCAGATTGTGGCGAACAAGGGCGTTCTGGAGGCGCTCGGGCTGAAAGAAGGCGCGACCGAGGCGGAGGTGACGGGAACCATCATGGCTATGAAGCAGTCGCACGGCCAGGTAGGCGATCTGGCTACGGAGCTTGCTCAGCTTAAGGCCCGATTGGCCGAAAAGGACGCCGGGGATCTGGTTGCGTTGGCCATGAAGGACGGAAAGATCACCCCTGCGCAGAAGGACTGGGCCGACGAATACGCCAAGCGGGACCCGGATGGGTTCCGGGTCTTTGTGGCCAAGGCCCCGGTCGTCGTTGTCATGGGAAAAGTCGTCACCCCCGACAAGACAGGCGAAGGCGCCGTCGATGAGACACAGACCCAGATCAACAAGCTGTGCGGCATCGATGACGAGACGTTCAAAAAATATAACCAGTAACGCTCTTTTGCAGAGCGGAAAGGAGCCAAAATTATGGCAGCACTGACAGCAGAACGGGATACCCCGAGACGGTCCGGCAAGGACATGGTATTGCCCGCGGCGGCGTCCAAGAAATTCTATGCGGGAGGAATTGGAGCTCGGGATGCCTCCGGAAACGCCACGCCGGGCGCGACGGCGACCACAATCCTCGGCATGGGTAGGATTAAAAATACCGTCGACAACAGCGCCGGATCTGCCGGAGACCAGAATGTGGAAATTGAAAAGGGCGTTTTCCGCTTTGGAAATTCCACCGCTGGCGATCTGATTACGCGCGCGGACATCGGCAACGATTGTTACATCGTGGACGATCAGACGGTCGCCAAAACCAACGGTACGAACACCCGCAGCGTGGCCGGAAAAGTGTTTGACGTAGACGCCCTGGGTGTCTGGGTCGAGTTTCGGTAAGCGCAATCAAGAAAGGAGCTAAAAATGATTATCAATGCAGCTAATTTAACAATGTTGTTCAGATCGTTTAACACCGCGTATCAGAAGGGCTTTGATGGCATCACACCCCAGTGGGGCGGGATCGCGACCCTGGTGCCCTCTACAACGGGGCAGGAAGATTACGGCTGGCTGGGGGATATCCCTGGTCTGCGTGAATGGATCGGCGACCGGCAGATCAAGAACCTGTTGACGCACGATTACAGTATCAAAAACCGAAAGTTTGAAAACACGATCGGCGTACCCAGGGACAAAATTGAAGACGATCAGTTCGGCATTTTTGCCTCGCTCATCGAAATGATGGGCAATTCGGCGGCCTTGCATCCGGATATTCTGGTATTTGGCCTACTGGCCCTGGCATTTGCCACAACCTGTTACGACGGCCAGTATTTCATCGATTCCGACCATCCGGTCAAACAGGCGGACGGTTCCATTGCCAGTGTGTCCAATTACCAGAGCGGATCCGGTAATCCCTGGTTTCTGCTGGACACCTCACGGCCCTTGAAACCGCTGATTTATCAGAGGCGCAAGCCCTATAATTTCACCGCCCTCATCAATGAGAAAGACGAAAATGTCTTCATGCGGGACGAGTATCTCTACGGTGTGGACGGACGCGGCAATGTGGGCTTCGGGTTCTGGCAGATGGCCTTCGGCAGCAAGGACACCCTGAATTCCACAAATTATAATAGTGCCTATGCCGCCATGATGGCCTTTAAGGGTGATAACGGCGAACCTCTGGGTGTCAAACCGACCCTTTTGGTCTGTGGTCCCAGTAATCGGGCGGCGGCGCTGGATGTAGTCAAGGCGGAGCGCTTGGCCAACGGTGCATCGAACACGAACTTTGGAACCACGGATGTGCTTGTGATTCCGTGGCTGACTTAGAGCGGCTGCTCTGGATAAGGAGGCAAACATGGCAATACGAATTACGGCGAAGAAGGACGGCTTCCGGCGGTGCGGCATTGCTCACCCAGCGATAGCGACGGAATATCCCGTTGACCAGTTCAGCAAAAAGGACCTGGTAGCACTGCAGGCTGAACCCATGCTTGTTGTCGAAATCCTGCCGGACAAACCGGAGGACAAAGGGAAGGATCCCGTTGGCAAGAAGGTCGATCCCGGAGGCGCTGACAACAAGAAGTAAAAAAACAAACAGCGGTTGCAATAACAAGGAAGCGGGGGAGGCCATCCCTCCCCCTCTCAATCATGGGCCATCGAATGAAAAACGGAACTTCCTGGAACCTGGCAATGCTTTTCAACAGCCGAATCTGGATCAATCGATTGATCTGGATCCGGGTGTGGAAAACGGGCTGTTTTTACAATGGCATTAAAACCGGGCCGATCTGAGAGGAACGATCATGCCTTACTGTACATTGAACGACATCAAAAAGCTCTTGCCCGAGGAAACGCTGATCCAGCTCACGGACGACGAGAATCTGAAGCCGGCGGCCATCGATCCGGGAAATGCCGCCCACGCAAAAATCATCGGCCGGATCGACGAGGCGATCGCCACGGCGGACGCCGAAATCGACGGCTACTGTGCGGGGCGCTACAGCGTGCCGTTTTCGCCGGTTCCGCCGGTAATCAAGGGGCTTTCGGTGGAGATCGCCGTCTACCGCCTTTACCAGCGGCGCACGGTCCCCGAGCGGACTGAAAAGAGCTATGACAAGGCCGTCGCTCGACTCAAGGATATTTCGAAGGGGCTCATGACCCTGGGTGTTGCCCCGCAGCCCGCGCCTGCGGACACCGGCGATGGGGTGAGCGTCAACTGCACCGCAGAAGACCGCATTTTTACGCGGGACACACTGAAAGGATTTTAGAAATGCTGGCGGACATCGAAACCAAAGTCGCGGAACGCCTGAACCTGAAGCTGGCCGAGCCGAAGCGGGTCGCCGTCGATGAGGCCCACACGGCCCTGTCCGTGCCCATGATCGACGTGGTGGTCGGCGGCGGGGCTTTTTCCCGCACGGCGCAACGCTACAGGCTGGCCGCGTCCGTGTATGTCGTCGTCACGTTTCAGAATTTGCGGGGGACGAAGGACCGGCGCCAGGGTGTCTATCCGATCCTGGAGGCCGTCCTGGCCGTCCTGATCGGTCAGAAACTGGGGCTGGAGATCGACCCGCTCGCGCCCAAACGCCTGGATAACATCACCAGCCAGGAAGAAGCGACAGACGGCAAGGTGGTTTTTCAAATCGAATTTGAAACGGGCTTCATCGTCGAGCCGCTCTCCGACGAGCAGGTTGTCAACCTGCTGAAAGTCGGGCTCAATTATTACCTGAAACCGGGTGACGACACGGCGGACGCGTCCGACCTGGTGAGTTTAATCTGATAAGGAGGTAACAAAATGAAAGTCATGTCGGCGCCGGGCACGCAGTGCCCAATAGAAGAAAAACCCAGGTCGTACATTACGGACACCGAGGCAGTGGACGTGCCCGAGACGGCCTATTACCTGCGGCTGATCGCCGACGGATCGCTGATCCCGGCGCCGGATACCGCGAAAAACAAGAAAGGGGAATAAACGATGCCCAGCAAAAACATCAGCTTCGACGCGATCCCGGCCTCGATCCGTAAACCGGGAAAATACTTTGAATTTAATACCAAACTCGCGGTCCGCACGCTGCCGAACAACAAGCAGCGGATGCTCATCGTCGGTCAGAAGACCGCCGCGGGGACGGTTGCCCAGAATGTTCTGACGCAGGTATTTTCGGACAAGGAAGCCGAGACCTACTTCGGCGTCGGGTCTATGTGCCATCTGATGGCGCGGGCGGCGGCCAAAGCCAATGCCTATCTCGACCTGACAATCATCGCCCTGGACGACGCCGGGGCGGGCGTGGCGGCTACCGGCACGGTGACCATTGGTGGCCCGGCCACGGGGACGGGGGCGCTGACCCTCTATGTCGGCGGGGCAAAGGTGGATATTGCGATAGCCGTCAACGATTCCGCCAACGCCATTGCAGCGGCCCTCAAGGCGGCGCTGGATCTCCAGCCGGATCTGCCCGTGACGGCGGCTGTAACCAACGCCGTCGTGACGCTGACGGCCAGAAACAAGGGCCTCTGCGGCAACGACATCGGTCTCGGGTATCTGATCACCAACGCGCCCGGCGTGACCTGCGCCATCGTGGGGATGGCCTCCGGCGCCACCAACCCGACCCTGACCACCGCCCTGGCCGCGGCCTTTGCCTATCAGTACGATGTTATCGTCTGGCCTTACAACAACCAGACGGACCTGACGACCCTCAAGACGCACCTCGATTCCGTATCCGGTCCGATGGAGCAGCGCCCCGGCGTCGGTGTCTTCGGCATGTCTGCCGCCCTGGCCACGGTAACGACCCTGACCGGCCAGGTCAACTCGGGGCGCATCCTCTGCGCTTACCAGCGCTACACGTCGGCCACGCTCCGCAAGTCGATGCCCTACGAGATTGCGGCGGCGATGGGCGCCGTCATGTGCTTTGAGGAGGATCCGGCGCGGCCCCTCAACACCCTGGCCCTGACCGGCATCGCCCCGGCGGCAATCAACGACCGGTTCAGCCGCACCGAACAGGAAAATCTGCTCTACAACGGGACGACACCCCTGGAAATCGGCCCCGGTGAAGTCGTCCAGATCGTCCGGGCTGTGACGACTTACACCAAGGACCCCCAGGGGATCAATGATATTTCGCTACTGGACGTCACAACGATCCGGACCCTGGACTACGTCCGCAAGGCATGCAGGGAGCGGGTATCGCTGCGTTTCCCGCGGGAGAAGCTGTCATCCAAGACGCCGCCGAAGGTCAAGAGTGAACTGCTCGACGTGCTCTTCAAGCTGGAAGACCTTGAAATCGTGGAAGAGGTTGAGGCGAACAAGGATGGTCTGATCGTCGAGCGGGATCTGCAGGATCCGAATCGTCTCGATGCGAAAATCCCCTGTGACGTGGTCAACGGCCTGCACGTCTTCGCCGGTCGCATCGATCTGCTGCTGTAAGCCCTGAAGGGAAAGGAGAAAAGTCATGGAATATGTATCCAAAGTCACCCTGGAAGTAAACGGCCAGGTCATCGATGATTTTAAATCGGTGTCGGTGAAAGAAGTGGAACTGCGAAAAGAAGTACCCCTGGCAAATAAAACGGGCGTCGTCAAGGTCACACCGAAATACGGCCTCCAGGTGGAATATGTGGTCCCCAAGGACGCCCCGGAATTTGATTTTGAGCTGGTCGAGGACGGCACCCTCACCATCGATCTGGAAAACGGCACACGGCTGCAGTATTCCGGCGTTTACACCCTAAAAATAGGCGAGGCCAAGTATGGCGAGGACAACGAAGTCACCTGCCCGATCGAGTTGATCGCCATGCGGAGGAGCAAATAATGATCACCGAAAAATGCATCCTCCCCATCGGGGTGGAATACGACGGAAAGGTCCATTGTCATGTTGAACTCAGACCGTCCCTGGTCCGGGATTCGATAGAGGCCGTTGAGGATGAACGGGCGCAGACAAACGAAAGCTACCTGGGTCTAACCATCCTTTCAAAACAGATTGTATGCCTTGGCACTATTCCGGCAGACAAGATCACACCGAATTTGTTGATGGGCATGTATGAGCCCGATCTTGTCGCCATCAGAAACGCCTCCGAGAGGTTGCGAAATCGGCTTTACTCCTTTCGAGGCACAGGTGAAGGATCGGCGGAAATTGATGCTGGCGATGGTAAAGATGGGCTTCCGGCCTGACGAGGCCTTGGCGATGCCGCTGACTGAAATCGAAGGCTATTTAACAGCTTACAATGAGATTTTAACAGGCAAAACTAAAGAAAAGACCTATGTCGTGCGTAAAGGCGGCAAAAAAAGAAGGTCCAAAGGATGAATCCACCGATTACGGGGGCGTAAATCCAGGCTGTATCCATCAGACCGGCCGCTTGCATGGGGTAAAAACCTGCCATGTGCGCGGAAAACGCGGCCAGGGCGCCGCCGCATATAAACAGGACCGCAAGCAGCAGATGCGGGCCGCGAACCCGGAGCAAAAGCGCCAGTGTGCCGAGACCGGCTGCAATGCCAATTAAAAAGGGATAAACCATGTCCAACGTCATGAACCTCGCCATTCAGATCACCGCCGTTGACATGCTCAGCTCAGTGGTTGAGCGCGTCAAGGGACGTGTGTTGAGTTTAGGTTCCAGTGCGGGGAAAGTCAAGCGGGATTTCGAGGACATGACAAGCGGCATTACAAGGGGCCTGAAAGCGATTGCCATCGGTTCGTATGCCCTGCAAAAGGCCCTGCCGGGGATTCAAACTGCGGCAAACATGCAGGAAGCAATGCTCAAGGTCAAAGCGAACCTCGTGTCCAGCACAAAGGACGCCGCCGAACTCGACCGATATCTGAAATCCGTCAAGGCGTCGGCCATTGCCATCAGCGCCAACGCGCCCTTCACGGCGGAGCAGGTGGTCAATATCGAGGCCGCCCTGTTGAAGGCGGGTGTGGCGATGGAAAACGTGGTCGGCAAAAAGGGCGCCGGATGGGCGGCGACAGCCCTGGCCACCGTGTCCGGGGAGGCGCCGGAGATGATCGGCGACGCCCTCGCCCGGATCGGCGATATGTTTAACTTTAAGGGCAGTCAATACGGGGAATTTTCCGACTGGGTTGCCCGCGTGGACGACGCTTCCGCGTCGAGTGTCCCGGAACTGATCTATGGTCTGAGAATGGCCGGAAGCAGCGCGGCAGCTCTCAATATATCGGCGAACGATACGGTTACCGCCATCGGCGCCCTCGCGCCCCTGGGCGACCGTGCGGCATCGGCGCTATCGAATTTTTATGTTGCCATCGCCGCGAAGCGGAAAGAACTTCTGGCGGATAACATCCGCCTGTTTGAAAAGGGTAAGTTCGTCGGCATGGGAGAGGCAATAGACATTCTCAAAACCAAGTTCGGCGCGATCAAGGATGATCAGGAACGCCTCGGGCGGCTGATTAAAATTTTTGGAGAGGAAGGCGGACGGGCTGCTAACCAGTTTATTGAATCTGAAAAAGGGTTCAAGGGCTTAAATGAGGAAGCTCAAAAGGCGGCTGATCTGACGAAAAAACTGTCGATATGGGGCGAAGGCTTCAACGCCGCCATGCGCAAGCTCGCCGGGACAGCGAAAACGTCTCTGGCAAGCCTGTTTGATCCTCTCCTGGCTCCAATGCGGGCTGTTTTGGACATGCTGAACAGTATCACGGGAAAGCTGGGCGAAGTCGCAGAAAAAAACAAGGCCGTCTCCGGTGTTATCTCAGGCGGAACCTTGGCGGTCGGTGCGGGAGCTGGATTATACGGGCTTTACAGCCTGGCCAAGGGCGGCATGGCCGGAGCGCGTGTGTTAAAAGGAATCGGCGGAATCAAAGGGCTATTGAAAGGCTTTGGCGGGACCGCGGCGGGCATTGCCGAAGGCAAGGCGGTTGAAGCCGCCACGGGTGTCACCCCGGTTTTCGTGACAAACTGGCCGGGCAATCTTCCCGGTGGCGGAGCCGGTCTTGCTGCAAATATAGCAGGCCGCGGCGGCTTGTCATCTCTGCTGGGAATGGGAGGAAAACTCGGTTTGGCAGGTTTAGCTGGATATGCATTTGGCTCGGGGCTCAACATGCTGGGTGGTGAGTTTGTTAACTGGGTAACCAAGGGAGTATACGGCGGTGAAGGTTGGCTGGGCGATATGATCTATGATGCCCTGCATCGGGATGAACGAACTGAGGTCAAGCCCGTCATTAACATAGGGTTAAACGTGGATCCGGATCGCCGACTCTCGGCAAGAACAGACAATATGAACGCACAGGTCAACACAAAGCGGGGGAGCTTCTATGGCGGCGGATGGTAACACCTATATCACCATCCTTGATCAGCGGTTCACCCTGGAAACCGAGACCGTCGAGGATAGCTTCGAGGCGTCCATTGCCCGGCACGAATTCCCCTACCGGGACGGGGCGCTCCTGGAGGACATGGGGCAGAAGGCCCGCACCGTCCGCATCCGCTGTTATTTTCTCAACGAGAACTACGACGCCCATAAGGATCTGGTCAATTACCTGGCCCTCTCCGATGACCTGCATGAGCTGCAGCATCCCCAGTACGGCCTGATCAAGGGGAAAATCGAATCCATCGTCGCCCGCCACGACGACCGGCTCCAGACGGCCGAGATAGACCTGACCTTTGTCGAAAACCTGCGGGGCCTGATCGAACCGGAACCGGCAACGTCGGTCGCCGCCGACATGGAAGACGCCTTTGTCTCCGGCCAGAAGGAACTGGAGGACGAGATCCGGGCGGACATGGAAGAGGCCCTCGGATCGGATGTAGGCGGGGTCCTCGACACAGTCCTCGATGCGGGGCAGGACCTGTTTGGTCAGTTCAGCGACCTGACGGCCAAGGCACAGGCTTACGTCCGGGAAGCCGACACCTTCTGTAAAGAGATGGCGGCCAAGCTCACAGAGATCGAAAACCCCGCCAACGGCGTCATTGCGGTCATCGACTACGCGGCAAACCTGCCGGGTTACGTGGCCGGAACCATCGCCCGTACGATCGAGCGCTACGCCATCCTGGCGGAATCGGTCGTCGCCTTTCCGGATCGGGTCATCGACAATTTTGATCGCGCCGTCGAAGAGATCGAGGACGCCCCGGATGCATTTAACAAATACGCAAAGATATCCTCCTCCCAGCGGGCGGCCCACATGGCGTCAAAGATATTCGGGGCCGACCGGGACCGGGCGGCGCGTCAGACCGGCGCCCAGGGTGCGGCGTCGTTCAGTCCCCTCGGGCGGCGCGTCAACCCGTCCACGCCGGAACGCGTCATGACGGTAAATGAGATGGAACAAACCCTGGCCACGGTCCGGACCCGCCTGCAGGCAGCCGTCGATCTCTCCCGCGACATGCCGGGCCTGAAGAAAATGGCGGAAACTCTGACGGATCACGTCCGGCAGATGAAACTGGAGCGCCCGAAGGTCGTCACCGTTGCCGTGGACAACTGCCTCCCCCTGCACCTGATCTGCCTCAAATACGGCCTGACGACGGCCGACACCGAGCAGCTCCTGGGAGTCAATACGATCAGACACCCCAGCTTCATTACCGGGGAGGTGAACGTCTATGCCCGATAAGATCGCCCTCCTGATAAACGGCAACAGAATCGAGAATTTTGAATCCTACAGCATCGAGGCGGACCTCTACACGGCCGACGACGCCTTTTCCCTGGAATTGTCCAACCCCGGCGTCACGATCAAGGCGGGGGCGCGCTGCGAGCTTTACGTCAACGACAAGCGGGCGCTGACGGGCATCGTGGACATGGTGGATCGGGGCGGCGACAAGTCCGGCACCCACCTGAAACTGGAGGGGCGGGACCTCATGGGGCTCCTGGTCGATTCTTATTGCGAGGAGTTTCTCGATCTGCAGGGCATAAGCCTCAAGGCCCTGGCCGAGCGGCTCCTGAAAAAAGTGCCCTTTATCAACCGGAAGGCGGTGCAATATCAGGACGGCGCCTTGAAAAAAGTCGATACGGCACAGAATTTCACCAAGATCGAGCCGGGCCAGACGGTCTTCGACGTGCTCAAAACCTATGCCATGAGCCGTGGTCTGATGTTTTTCTCCCTGGAAGACGGCGCCTTTGTTTTCGGGAAACCCAGGACCGGGGGCGCGCCGCTTTACCGGCTGATCCGCCGGAAAAGCGATCCGCGGGAAAACAACGTCGAGTCGGGCAATCTGGTGGAAAACATCGCCCGGCGTTACAGCAAGTACGTCATTACGGGCCAGCAGCAGGGGACGGATAGTATTTCTCCCGAGGGCATCAACACACCACCGACGACCGTGACGGACCCGACTTTCCCCTTTTACAAGCCGTATTACGAGACGGATCAGAACGACGGCCAGAGCCCGCTGAAACACGCCCGGATGCGCATGGAACAGAACCGCTTCGAAGGCTTTCAACTCCAGTACACGGTGCCATTCCACAGCCAGAACGGCGAAAACTGGCGGATCAACGAGATCTGCCATGTAACGGACGAGGACCTGGAGATCGATGGGGATTACCTGATCTACAGCCGGACGTTCAAACTGGATAAAAGCGGCAGCTATACGGAATTAAAACTGAGTTATCCGGGGGTGGTTCAATGACGACGGACGTTGACCGCCTTATACCGGGTGTTGAAGGGGCTCTTCCGATCGGGCTCCAGGACGGTGCGGAGGGACGCGCTGCAGCGGCCGCGCTTGATGTCCCGAAGAAACCGTTCCGATGCGGCGCTGTCGGCCTCGATGGTGATCGTCTTGCGGCCGAGGTTATAGGTCATCACATCCCCCCGGACGGAGATCACACGCCTTGCCTCCAGGGTTACGACGGCCGGTTTGTCCGCCGGGACGGACTCAAATCGTACGGCGCTCCGGTAGCAGGGATTCGCCCCGGCCGAGGCGGCCGCAGCGATCAGGATAATGAAAGCGGCGACAAAGGTTTTCATAAGGTGATTATAAGATGATCCGGGCCATAATTCAACAGGTTATCGAAGGGGCAATCAAGCGCTTCAGCGGCGCCGGTCGCGCCAACGAGACCATTACAAATCGCGAATCTTTTCAGCATTATGGCTTCTCTTCTCGGCCGCTGTCCGGTGCTGAGGGCATTGTTATCGCCCAGGGAAACCACGTCGTCATGATCGCCGAGGACGATCGCCGCTACCGGATCGGCATCGAGGCGGGCGAGGTCTGCCTGTACACGGACGAGGGGGATCATATCCGATTCAAGCGCGGGAAGGAAATTTATATCAAAAGCGGAAACAAACTGACCGCCGAGGTGACCAACGACGTCAACATCACAGCCAAGCGTATCAAGGCCACGGCCACGGAATCGGCGCGGATCGAATCGCCCGCGATTACCCTCAAAACCGATTCGCTCAGCGTGACGCCCTATACCGGCGGAACCCCGGCCATCGCCATGACAGGCAACATCACCCTGACGGGGTCGATCAGCGCGACGGGGTCCATTACGGACACAACAGGCAACACAAACCATCACAGCCATTCATAAGGAACGGGCTCTATGGACTTCGCAATCGACATCGCCACGGACGGCAGCGCCATCGGCGTCATGACCTTCAATAAGGCCGAAAACGGTAATCTGATGAACAACATCTACCTGAGCCTGGTCGTAAAAAAAGGCTCCTGGTTTCAGGACCTCACCTTTGGGAGCCGCCTGCACCTTCTGCAGCGGTCGAAAAATACGGAGCAGACGGCAGTCCTGGCGGAGGAATACTGCAAGGAAGCCCTCCAGTGGCTGATCGATACGGGCCGCGCCCGAAAGATCGACGTAATCGCACAGCGTGACCGCCTGCAGGATCTGCATCGCCTGCTGCTGCAGGTGACGGTAACAGCGATAACCGGCGAGCCGGTGACCTTTACGACCTTTGTGGAGGTGGTGTAATGCCCTTTCAAAAATCTTTTGACGAACTGCTGGACGCCATCCTGACCGACTGGCGCAATCAATATCCCGATGCGGACACCTCCCAGGGCTCCCTGATCTTTATCAAGAGCGCCTGTCTTGCCAGCGCCCTGTGGGGGCTCTATCATTATCAGGAATATATCAGCCGCCAGATATTCCCCGATACGGCCGACGCGGCAAACCTGGAGCACCACGCCTGGGTTCAGGGCCTCACCCGGACCTATGGCGAAACGGACGCGGCGCTCCTGGCGCGCCTGCTGGACGATATCCGTCGCCCTCCGGCGGGAGGCAATAAATACGATTATGTCAAATGGGCGCTGTCGTTCGATCACGTCGCCGCCGCCTGGTGTTTTCCTCTGGCCCAGGGGCTGGGGACTGTCGATGTGGTCATCCTGGCCAATAAGACAACGACCGGGGCCGAGGCGCCGTCGGCCTATACCGATAAAACCGGCACCACCACCGCTGCCGCCGCCAATAAGCTGATCGACAGCGCCGCTAATTTTACCGATCCGTCCGGCCCGGTCCGCCCCGGCGATCTGGTCGTCAATAACACCCTCGGCAGCCAGGCCAAAGTGACCGCCGTGGACAGCGCCACCCAGTTGACTCTTTCCCAGAATATCATCACAACCGGCGGGGCTTATACCATCAAGGCGCTCACAACTCAGGTCAAAGCCTATATTGACGACCTAAGGCCCGTGACGGCTTCGATTGTCCGGATCCTGGCGCCGACGATCACCGCCCAAGCCGTGACCATGACCGTGTCCGGATCTGGCGTCGATAAAAACCGGATCGCCCAGGATATCACCGCATATCTGCAAACCCTGACGCCCGGTGAAATCTTGTATCGCAGCCGCCTGTCGGCCATTGCCATCGCGGCGGGGGCAGCCAATGCCGTCGTCAGTGTCCCGGCGGCGGACGTGACCACCGGCAGCTATGAGCTGCTCCGGCCGGGGACGATTACGATCAGTTAGGAGCCTTCATGAACCACGCCGACATCTTAAAACTGCTCTTTCCAGTCGAACTCCAGGGGGGCTTCGATGCCGACAGCGCTATGGAAGGAAAACAGCTCGATGCGGCCCAGACGTCGGCGGAGACGCTCCTGAAAGAAATGTTCCCCGAAGCCAGCCTTAACTTGCTGTCATCCTGGGAGCGGGTCTGCGGTTTGTCGCCCGCTCCTAATGAACCGATCCAATCACGCCGGGACCATGTCGTTCAGAAGCTCCGCGAACACGGCGGCCTCTCCCGCGCCTATTATATCGCCCTGGCTGCGGCGATGGGCTACACGATCACCATTGAGGAACTGCTGCCGTTCATGTGCGGATGGGACCGGTGCGGTGACCCCTTGTATGTGTCCGAGGTGCGCTGGATCTGGCGCGTCAACGTGTCGGGCTATCCTATATATCATTTCCGGGCGGGACAGTCGGCGGCAGGTGAGCGGCTGCTCTGGTGGCCCACGCAGGCGGCGCTTGAAAACATCCTGACCGATCTGAAACCGGCCCATACTCACATTATCTTCAATTACAGCTAAGGAGGACCATATGCCTAAAACCGATTTTATAAACGGGAATCCCGCCCTGGGCATTGCGGGAACTATCGTGACGGCGGAATTTCTGGAGGGTCTGAATACCCATCGCCATGATGGGGTAGATGAAGACGGACATGGCTCCCTGGACTATGCAGTGGCCACCGGCAGCGCCAACGCCTACGCGATCAGCCTGACTCCCGCCCTGACCGCCCATGTCCCCGGTATGCCGATCCACTTCAAAGCCAATTTTGAAATTACCGGCGCCGCCACCCTGGCGGTCAACGGCATGACGGCCGTGTCCATCAAGCGAAGAGACGGCAGCGCCCTGGCGGCGGGGGACATCAAAAACGGGCAGATCGTCAAGGTGATCCATGACGGCACAAACTACCAGTTGCAGTCCCAGGACACCGGTAATGTCGGCGACGCGAATCTTAAACTGGTGCGAAATGCGGCGGTCAACAAGGTCGATATCTTTGCCCGCACATCCGGCGCTGTCCCCAACGCGGACAACCCGATCGACATCCCCATTCCGGACGGCAACGGCAATGTGCTGCGTCGGCGGGCAGCCGCGTACCTGAGCGGAACATCACAAATCATCCTGGCGGATGCAGCGGGTTACTGGGGGAACGCCTCCCTCAACGGGTCGGCATATCGGGCATATCTTTACGCCATCTGGGATGGGACGGGCATTATCTGGGCAGTCAGCAGCAACATGTCACTGCGCAAAGTGACCACCACAACAACCGTGACGGACCCGAATTACATGCTCCTGGAGGCCAGTTCGTCCTATACACGTAACGCCTCCCACTATTGCCAGTTGATTGGGTCCTTTACCTATGAGTACGACACGGCAGACACACCGGATCATACGGTATCAACCGACCTCAATATATACAGCCCCGATCCAATGATCGAGGCCCTGGCCACTCTGGATATGTTCAAGGTGTCATATGGGACAAGCGGTTACCAAAAGCTCCCGAGCGGGTTAATTGTGCAGTGGGGATATATTCAACTCACAGGCACATCACTACAGATTACCTTTCCGATAGCGTTTCCAACCGCATGGAGAGCGGTTGTTACAACGGCATACTCCAATACTGTATTCAAATCCACCGCGGCAAGCATAACAAATACCGGATGTTATTTATATGCAGAGAGTTCCGGCTTATATATCATGTGGATCGCCATCGGCTATTAATGGGCAAAAAGGAGATTGAAATGAAGTATTCAAAATTGACTGGAGGTTTCTATGATCCGCTAATTCATGGGACCAATATTCCACCCGACGCGGTGGATATCACCCAAGCGGAACACGCTGCATTGATGCAGGCCCAACAGACCGGCCAGGTTATCGTGCCGAATAAATCAGGTTGCCCCGTCTCAACATCACGGCCGCCCTACCCATTTTCAACATGGAACCAGGCAGCGGAAAAATGGGACAGCGATCCCGCACAGTCCGCCGAATATCAGAGGAATCAAAAGGCGGCGCAATTGTCCGCCACGGATGAGTACATGCCCCGCGTCACGGAGGATCTCATCGACGCGTTGATTGCCAAAGGCGTGATCACCCAGGCGGATCTGCCGGAAGCGGTTAAAACCAAACTGACCGAACGTAAGACCATCCGGACGGAACTCAGCGTGTTGACTACGGCAAAACCATAAAAAGGCGGATGGTACATCAAGGAGTTCCAGCTCCTCAACACAGGTATCCGGGGGGGATTACCTGACGGGAAACCCGCTACCATCCGCGCAGCAAACAGCAGGCTATGTAGCAGGGTTTCTCCCATATTTCAACCATTGAGGAGATGCTCTATGAAAAGTTTTTTAGCGTACATGGGTGGTAAATCATTACTGACGAACAAAATCATCCCCAGGATCCCGGACCACAACTGCTATTGTGAGGTCTTTGCCGGAGCCGCCTGGCTGCTCTTTAAAAAAGAAGAATCAACCGTCGAGATCATCAACGACATCAACACGGACCTGGTGACGCTGTATCGGGTCGTCCAGAACCACCTGGACGAGTTCATCCGGTACCTGCGCTGGATCCTGGTCTCCCGGGCCGAATTCGAGCGGTTCAAGGCGGCCAACCCGGAAACATTGACCGATATCCAGCGTGCCGTCCGATACTATTATCTCCTCAAACTCGGTTATGCGGCCCGGATCAAATCACCGTCCTTTTCGGTGGCAACGACCAGCCGCCCGCGGTTGAATCTCCTCCGGATCGAGGAGGAACTCTCCGCCGTCCACCTGCGGCTGAGCCAAGTCTATATTGAGAACAAGGACTATCGGACCTTCATTCCCAAATATGATAAGCCGGACACGTTCTTTTATCTAGACCCGCCGTATCACGGCTGTGAGGACTACTACGGCGACGGGATCTTCAACCGGGAGGATTTTACCGTCCTGCGCGACCTACTCAACGCAATTAACGGCAAATTCATCCTGTCCATCAACGACGTGGATGATATAAGAGATCTGTTCAAGGATTTTAATATTGAGAGCGTTGAGACGAGTTATTCGGCAGCCGGTGCAAATAAAAAGAAAAGAGTCAGCGAGCTACTGATCTCCAATTTTTAATAGCCGATCAAAAGAAATTTGATACAATCAAACAGCTTCGGGAAGCGAGTTATTACAATTTTGTGGTCGCCATTATCACACGCGGCCACAGGCGGTCTTTTTGTTGACACAAGGGGTTGCTTTTGCCGGTGACGGCAGTTTCCTCAAGCAAAAGGCCTTGTCTTTTGTTCATGCATTGTTCCAAAGTTCCACCGCCGCCTCCAGGAATCTGTCGAAAGAAACGTTGCTCAACGGAACCGAAAGGCAGGACGGATTCTGCAAACTTGTTAAGAATTCGGTATTTATGGATGTCCTGATTCCGTTCGTTGCCGGGAAGGACGTATGGGCTGCCGGAACGGAAAAACAGAAGAACGATTTTACCCTGGCTGCCTATTCAAATTTATCCATTTTTATTGCATTGGCTT